TTCGGGCTAGATCTGCGTTGGTAGCCTTAGTTCGTGCTGCAGACTCACGCGCTTCTCGTGTAAGTAGACTGTTTCTTCGGTCCTCAAGAGATAAAGCTCGGAGAGTCTCTCGCTCTCTCTCAGCGACAATGGACCCGAGTTCCTTAGCCTCATTCTTACCAATAACTCTGGAATTCACTAGACATACAATAGCATCAGTATCCAGGGATTTATCTTTCCGGAGAGAAGACATTAGGTCTGAGTCTACCCTGATGTTTGTACCTGAACGTTCCACCTGAAACATGAAATCCATAGTTTTGAGGTATTCCTTAGGATTACTCAGTCTCAAGGGAGCGAGTTCTTCCTCAGCTTTCCTCGGGTCAAGTCCCTTGAATCTGAAGTCATACAACATGTTAGCTCTAATGGTGAATCCTTGTTCCTTAAGGACTCTCTCTTTGAGAGAGCTAAAGGATTTCACCGAGGCAGCATACAGTTCGTTAATCTCCTTGATGGTATCATCTATGGGAGACTTCTTACCACCCATGGCAATGCCCCCAATGAATACACCACTGGAATCTTTAAGAGCTGCGGATTCCTTCAAGAGCTTCAGGACTCCAAGAGATTCCTTTAGAGCTGGGATATCCTCAGCATCATGAGCTGCTGAAAACTTTGAGTAGTACTGACGGGTTAGCCCAGCCAATAGTTGATCACCTGCAGCATCTTTTCCAAGGTTCATCTTAGGTGCATATGTCAAGAGACGAGAAATTTCTTCACGGAACTCCGCAGGTTTACCAATGTATCCCTCAAGTTTACCTTCAGATAACTGAGCACCTACGAAAGTATCCCAGTTCTCCAAGCTCTTGGTTAATCTTAGGGTTTCCAGTGCTTCCTGCCCTTTAACCAAAGCAGTAACTTTAGCTTCAGCTAGAGACTGAGCAGCCCCAGACATGAACGCTGGGTTATTCTGAAGTTCACCTAGGTTTTCCTGAAGGAACGATTGGGTGAACTGGTTGATCTTTTGCTGCATATCCTCTGAGGACAACTTGGTGGGGTCAATAAAATAGTTATTGGTCTTCAGGGCTTTCTCAAGTTCTACCTTAAGCGAGGCACCTTGGGCCAACCCAAGTCCTTCTTGGTAACCATAGTCTTTACCGTAGTCCAAATTACCGGGGCCACCAACCGGAGGCAACCCAAGCAAGGCGTTCACCTTATTGGCAGCTCTGGTGGTCTCCTCAAAGGACTTCTCCATACGGAAGTAATCCGTGAGTCCTTTGTTGATACCACTGAGTCCCTCAGTTATCTGCCGCAGTTTCTCAGCGGTAGGATCAGGAGTAATCTCAGGCACCACGTCCACTGGACTGGCTACTGGCGAGGGGACCGGCAGACTCCGGTAAGATTCCTGCTGAGGAACGTAGCGTTTCTCCACACGTTTCATTTGTTTAGCCATAGTTTACACCCAGAAACCCTGAGCATCAACTCCGGGTTCTCCTGCTTTCACACGGTTAGTCTTCGGACCAACGAACATGGGTTCCAGTTGTTTGCCGCTGGCATATCCAGAGAGTCCTGCGCCGATCAACTGAAGGACACCGGGGCCAGCCTGAGTTCGCTGACTGAGGAGACCTTGGGCCTGGTTGATCTTGGATTGACCACGGGTCACGGCTTCCCGCTGTTCCATTAGAATCTGATTGACATTCCAGTCTTTCTTGGTTTCCAGAGTAGCAAGATCGGTTTCCTCCTGGATCACGGAGGCCACAGCATCACGTACTGTGGTACCCCCAGCTACCCCTGCGTCCGCAAGACGGGCAGCGAGGGTGGATCTCTCGCGTTGTCCTTGACGCATACGTCGGACTTGCTCAAGGGTAATCGTGGTGGATACCTGAGACTTTCGGAGTTCCAAGAGATCCAGGTCACTCTGGGTCTGGCGTACAGCCCCGGAGGCCATCTGTTGTGCCTGAGAACTCAGGGCTTTGTTCTGACTACGGATGCCACTAAGAGTTGTTCCCATGCTCAGGAGAGCCATAAGAAACGGCAATGCCATAGGGTCGTCCTCCTTTCTTCTTAAAGGTTATCTCGGAAATACCGGAGGTCCACATGAACCCAAGGTATTCCAAGAGACATTTGTTCCGTGGGTTATCCCCAATCCTTGGTTGTATCCAGGTTGTAACTTATGTTATTCACTTGAACACTCTGATATCCAGATCCACTCAAGGTCACTGTGGTTCTCTTGGCTGGAGACATCACCAGAACTCTAGTTGGCCGTGGTTCACTTACAGAGTCACCACGGTCCTTACGTTCCATTGTGTAGGACCGTGGTATAATCTTTCGAGTACGAGTTGGGAGCTCTGGACCACTTAGGGTTACATCGAAGTCACCTCCGACCCAATCGAACTGCATGTTCTCAATGGTAGCACTCACGTTTGACAGTGGTAAACCATTGTTATCCCTAAGAATCAGTGGACTCAGGGTCACTGACCATGGTATTTTCTTACCTGTCCAACAGACAACAAGGCCCTCAGGGTAATCAAAGACCACCTTATCATCTACAATAGAAAGTTCATTGTAAGTAGACTGAGAAATCACAGTATCAGCGTGGGTATTTACCAGAGGATCCCCATTGCGGTAAGCACGGGTCTGTCGATAATCAAGACTTGGGATAGATTCCATTATAGAGGTGTTCATAAGTAGAAAACTATTGTCATCCCCAATGAATACTATCTGGGTGCCGTCGAGAACAACAGCATATTCCACAGCTACCGGCATTACCCAAGTAGACCAAGCCATCTGACTATAGGAGCCATCAGCCTGCTTATGGTACTTAAAGACAATAATCTCAGTTGTACCTGTAAGGAATAGAATCAGGTGTTCCCCTGGGAGATGAATCATACGCTTGGTGTACACAGGTAGATACTGTGGAACATTACTACTGAGGAGAGTACCTTCGGTGGCAATCTCCTGATCATTTAGACGATACTCCAGGACTCCTAGCCATGGGTTGTTATCCAAGGGAAGTATCATGGAGGCATCCAAGACAATCGGAGGTATCTTGGTATTCAGGAAGTAACTAGTGGCTTCATCAATGGCCACAGTGGTAGGACTAAGGGCCTCGTAGCCACTATGGAGCACATACTGTTTATCCTGAGACATCAGGATCAGTTGCTTATTATAAGGAACAGCCCATAGAAGCTCACTGTACTTTAGTGCTGCAGGGTAGACCACAATAGGATCATCATCCAAGACTTCTGACGAAGTTCCAGGAAACCAATCGTAGTACTGGCTGGTCTTACTCAAGGCAACATAGTTGTCACTGAGGAAACATAGGCGGTTCCTATAGAAGAACAAGTTGTTCAGGGTCTTTCCAACGAACTCTGGTGTCGGAGCACTCTTGGAATCTCCTACACGTCTTGGGTAATCATCATAGTAATCCACAGAACTGAAGGACCACCCGACTCCAACGGTATACCTCAGTTCATGCGGCATGGTACTCTTGTCGAGCTTTATGTTGTGCCCAGGACATACGGTTTCTTCATAGGAAACACCGTTGAACTTCACGTAGTAACCTTCAGATACTTCAAAGGTAACACCTGTAGATATATTGGGAGGCAACTTTTCATAGGATGGTGTGGTGGTCACCCACGCTAACGTGGAGAGTTCAGGAGCTTTCTTTAGGTTGTACCCCCTGACATCAAAAGATGAATTAGAGGTATCAATAGTAATCTCAGGTTCCATTGGTAAAGCTGCAGCCTTAAGAGCAAGTCTAAGGAGAAACGGGGAAGCACTGTTGGCCTCCACGTAGGTAGTATCAGTGACCAAGTTTGTCACAAGGTCACCGATGATATCAGCAGGATATTCACCAGCAGCTACCGTAGCTCCATAAGTCCCGGAGGCAATGGTAGTACCAGCAGGAACTCCAGTGACAGCCTTGGTAGTCCTCACAGTAAAAGACACTGAGTATCCAAGGCCTTCGTACACCTGAGGGATATACACATAGGCCCAAGGAACCCCAATGTCACTACCGACAGTCTCTGTAGCCACGACCTTATCCTTGTTCAGGAGAATCATGGTGTCCAAGATTGGTAGACTGAGGATACGTGTGTAGTCCGCTGGAAGATAACCAGCTGGAGGCGTTAAGGTAACTGAGGAAAGAACTGGAGAAATAACATTGGTGATTCTGAAGGATGTACCATCCCAGTTGACAGCCCACCGAATACCATCAGAAGTCTGGATGTCTCCAATGATACTAGTCATGTCTCCGGGTGCTACCCCAAGAAGGTAGGTTCCCCAGCGTGGAGCACGGATACCCCTGAGGATATCAAAGAGAACATTGGAAGCTGCAGAATGTTGGTTCTGCAGACGCAAGTTTGGAGACTGCTGGGATACACCACCGTGCACCCCAGGTAGATTAAACTTAGGCATACTCGGCACCTCTAGGCCACGAAGGATTCACATGCTGTCGCATCCTGAGTGTGTCCAGCATACTAGCGCGTTTCTGGCGAAGGTCCCAAGACTTGGCCAAGGCTTCGGCCCGTTGAATGTCCAAGTTGATAACTCCAGTATCAGCCCCAGCTTCGGATTTCATCTCAAGTTTGAACGCCAGTCGTGCCCGATGCAGTACCAGTGATTGCAGGGGTGCGGGGAGTTGACCCCAGTCCATCCCAAAGACAACGAAGCAATCCACAGGACTGTTGAATATCTTGGTCATGTCAGTAGTACTAAGGTTTATCAGGTAGCCATCAGTGTCCATCATGACTTCACAGGGGGCAGACTGAGGTACAAACAGATCAATGGTATTACTTGGGGCCTGAATGAGGCCACTGGGGTCAGGCTGAAGCATGAGTCGTCGGGTGTTGAAATTCCATCCGGGGATAAGAACATCGAGCATCACCTGACGGAGAATACCTCTTGCAATCATACCCTCGGAATACGAGTCGAGTTCGTCCACAGTTGCCACTGGAGCCAGTCGGATTCCCAGCAGCATCCGATTGATTACTTCAAGTTCAGTCAGTCGTTCCATCGGTTACTCCTTTTGTTTCTTAAGATCATTAGCAGATACTGGAGTCGAACCAGTGACCGCTCGTTTAGAAGACGAGAGTTCTATCCATCTGAACTAATCTGCTAAGGTGAAGCGGGGGCACCCCGAAGGATACCCCCAAAGTCAGACGTTAGTTGCTCAGAGAATCCAGAGAAAGTTCAATGGCACATTCCGGGCGGAGAACACCAGCACCACACAGCATGTAGCTGACGTGGATCTGGCTGAGGTGAGTGAGTTCGTCAGACATCTTGGTGGCAAGACCCTGACGTACCACGTTACCAACGCACTCAGGAGTCCAGATGAGACCAATGGTCTTACTGGCGTCAACAGCGTGATTGGTGTGGACCGGGCGAGCAGCAAGGGTATTCGGAGTACCACCGTGAGCATCGCCAGTGGCGGTCAGGTTGGTGGACGGAAGCATGTTGCTCTTGAAGATCTGGATACCACCGATGGGGGGCAGAGAAGCATCATTGATGTTCGCACGGATACTCATGAAGTCGGAGTTGCTCAGGGCAAAGCCGTTTTCCATGATAGCACGAACCAGAAGGTTGTAGTGGTAGGGCTTCAGACACATCATGCGGTTCATGTAAGGAACCTTCTTGGTGTCGAAGATGTCTACGGCTGCGAAGA